ACCATAAGCAAAAGGCAAACTTGTATCAAATTCGCCTTCCACCCAGTTTGGAAATACAACGCCCTGTTTTTTATCCAGCCATTTACCAAGGAATCTGTGAGCGTATGCCTCAGGCGACTTGCTTTTTATTGCGTCAATCTTTGCGATGTAATCCTTGCTTATGTTATGATAGTTATCAAGGTAAGTCGTATGTATGTGGGTTATATCTGGGTGCGTGCTTATCGGTATTGTATGCCCGTCAATCGTCTCCATGCGATGCGATTTTTCAAACCAACGCTTCCATATCCAATGCTCCACGTCCTGCGGGTTCATGACAAGGATAACAAGGTTTGGCGTATCAGGCATACGTATTGATTCGTCGATTGTATCAAAGTCCTTTTCGCTTACGAACTCTTCCGCTTCGTCCACGATAAACACGTTCAACGCTGGTATCGACTTTAACTTTGCCGTTTGATTCCCGCTGCTTGTTTTGATTCCTGAGAATATTATTTCGCTCTTTGTGACCTTGTGGCTTATCTGCGCGTTGGTCATATTGAACTCGTCACCCACGCCCAACAAGTCAATCTTTTCCCTGAACTCAGGGATAACGGAAATATTGGCACTTGATAACGTGTACCTTGTAAAAAGCACCTTCCAATTCTTATAAGCCAATAACATATTACAAGCCCAAAGCCCCACGGTGAAAGACTTAGCAGAACCACGCCCCCCAGTGATGAGGAAGTAACGCGTCCGCGGTTGCCAAAGGGCTTGGTATTTGTCACTAACTTTTATCTCCATTTATTCTAATTCGTTCAAATCATTTTCCTCGTAAATAATTTCCATGCCATATTGCAAGGCAACTTCATGCTCAATCTTACAACCCCGTGCATTTTCCCAGCCTTTAGCAAAATAAACAGTACTGCATTTGCTCATATATTCAAGTGACTTTGCTAAAAAACATAAAGGTATTTGAATAACCCCTCTTGAACTCATAGATTCATTTGAATACCATTCATTTTTAAAATATGTATTTACAACCTCAAAGTTTTCTTTTTTGGCATATTCAAGAAACTTGTTTTGAGCGTTAGTAATTTGTTCTTCTGTTAAGCCATTCATTGGCTGACTAATCATTATTTTTTTCATTGTTATTATTTTCCTTTGTAAATATAATCGTTGGCACCGTGACCTTTTCCCCCTGCGTCGTGATATCAATGTTTTGCTTTGCCTTCCCGTATGCACGGTCAAGAAGCAACTGTGCCGCTTTGATGTCACCCTTTGCCGCCTGTTCCCTGAGCTTCATGATAATTGCCTCAGCCGCCGTGATACCGTCCTTTTCCTGACCCATGACGTTTGCCATTATCAAGTCAAGGGCTGGAAGTTTCTTTGGGCGACCGTTGGGGTTGCCTGTCTCTCCTTTCTTCCAACGTGGTTCTATTTTTCCTTTTCCTCCCATTTCGTTGTTATTACGTTGTTATTTTTGTATTAATCATTTTTTACATATATTTTATTTCCATCTATTTTTGTTACTACATATTTACCTGAAACTAATTCACTCTTTTCAGCAGTATCAAATTTTCTTTTTAATGATTTTACTCCTTTTTCAAATACTATTATTCCAGTACTTTTATATCTTTCAACTATACCATGATTTATACTACTTGATGTAAATGTAGGCTTAGTGCTAAAATCTAAAATATCGCCTTTTTTTGTATTTGCTGTTGTAAACCTGCCATCACCCCTATATAATTCATAATTTTTTTGTGTTTTTAATTTACTAAATTTTTTCATTTCTTCATTTGTAAATACATTGCTTTCAGCATTAAAATTTGTGGACAATTTTCTTTCAATATTATATAAAACTTTATCATTTTCATATAAATCTGACAATTCTTCAAATCCTAAAGGTTTGTCACTATTTTCATAATATTTAACAAATTTTTTTTCAGTAGATGTTAAACTAACCCCGCCTCCTCTGCCTGTTGATTGTCCGCTACGACCTCCCATGCCAAAAAGGTTTAATGTGATAATAAATTTCGTCTTGATACATGTCTTTGTATTTATTGTTTGAACAAATGATTATTTGCGTAGGCTCAATCTGCCTTATAACCTCTTGTAGCCCATCGTTAAAAATACCTATTGCCTTGTCCGTCCTTGCGCCAATGTTTGACACGGCAACCGTGCTTTTAGGTTTAACGCCTTTACAAATATAGGAAAAACTCGCCTCGGTTGTCCAGGTGATTGTTGGAACAACTTTTATTTGATACTTTTCATAAACATAACCAATTAATCTGCTTCGGTAAATATTCCATTTAATCATATCCTCAGGCATACCAACCAATGCAGAAAAGTCAGGAGTCATCACGTATTTAGCTTGCTTAAATATATTTGCATAGTAATCTATCCTGTTCCAGTATCGCTCAAGGCGATAATCGTCAACAAACATATTTATAAGAGAGTTTTCAGTTATCTTCTTTGTTTCGATGCAAAGGATTGCTTCTGTTTGCTGCTCAATTGTAATCTGAGAACCAATGACAGGATAATCTTTAAAGTCAATGTAACTTGTCTTCAATGCGTCCCAAGTCCCTGCCTTAAAATTCCAATTATCGCTTGTCTTTGTTCTCATAATTATATAGATACATTGTTCTGTTTAATAATTAATGTTTAGTCAAGTTTCTTTATGTGATTGCCGCCGTTTCTGCCTTCTCTCATATACGGGATTTTACGGGGTTTTACTTTTCTTTGTTATCATTTTCGTAATTTATTCTCAATGCAATTTGGTTCTTTGTTTCCCAACTCTTGTTGTAATTGACATCTTGAAACAATTTACTAAAACCAGTAATATGTTTTAATTTCAATATTTCCTCTGGTTCCATGCCTAAATGATTGCAGATGTTTTCATCCGTCCAGCCATTTTGAAGCATTTCAAAAACCATGTTTGCCATGCCAGTAACCGAATGTTCACCGCGCGCCCTGTTGTGCCTTACTGTTGCCGCCATGCGTTCGTTAATGTCTTTTTCAATGACAACGCAAGGCAAATGACCTTTGTTAAGTTCATATATATCTTTATTGTTTTTGCAAGTAAAGTATCTATGGAAACCGTCTACAATTACATACTTATCATTTGATGAATCATATATAGTTACAATAGGCTGAGTATACCCATCATGCTTAATTGACTTATATAGCAACCCCATTTCAATTTTTGCTACACTATTTGGATTATAGTCGTTTGGCTCAACTTTATTTAAAGGAATCCATTTTACATAGCTAATCGGTTGTTTTATAAGATTAATCTCAGTAAAAATAAAATGATTTAATTTATTGATAAAATTAATTTTATCCTCAGCTAAATTAAATGCATCTAAAATCATTTGCTTAATTGGTTCCATATTTCTTGTTTTTGTTCAAATGTTAAAAATGGATTATTTTTATTTTTATCCCATCTTAATTTATCCCATTGTTTTTTGTAATAATACCTTAATACCATAACATTGTGACTAATTGAAAAATTTATTAATTTAGTAAAATCCCAATCAGAAGATAATATTGTATTTATTACAACTCTCCAATAACTATTGTAACAATGTTCATTAAAATTATTATAAAAATCTTTGTTTAAAGCTATGCTTTTTGTATTAATTGTTTTATATAATGTTTTTTTGTTATTATCGTCTTGTATAATGTTTTCAGCTAAATGCATTGCATATTCTTCCCAATCTTTAAACATATATGGTAATTCTTTAGGGCAAGTAAAACTATTTCTTTTTATATGCTTTATGCTTGAAGCCCCATCTATCCTATGTGCAAGTTTATTCCAAGTTTGAGGCTCTATTTCCTGTATAATTAATAATGATTGTATTGCAGTTTCATGATGTAGATTTGATATTCTCATTTCATTTAATGACACACCATGTTGATAATATTTATCATATATTTTATTGTACTCTATATTATTTTCATTAATATATTTCCATATATCAGTATATGACCAATCGTATAATGGATAAAATGTATAGTGTTGATTTTTTTTATTTAATGCAGACCCAAAAGTAATCCATTTGTATGTAATAGAATTTGTTAATGCAACAAATCTTTTTGGTGATTCCTCTGTTCGTACGCCCGCTAAATAACAGGTTTTTATATTTTTAAATTCATGTGCAATTATTTTTTCAAATAATTCATGAAATCTTATTGTTTCATAA